TTAACTATGCACAAAAAGATTTTGTAGTATTAGTAGATTTGAAAAGTGATGTTTATCTGAATGGATTAACCATGGATTGGATTCGTAATGGTCTCAATGAAGGATTTGATTTTAAAAACCCAAATGAACGTGACCGTTGTGGTTGCGGAGAAAGTTTCAGAGTATGATAACAATAACAGAATCAGCAAAAATAAAAATATTGGATCTTTTTGCAGAAGAAGGCAATCCCGATTTAAAATTAAGAACCTTTGTTCAGGGTGGCGGATGTAGTGGAATGACCTATGGTTTTACTTTTGATGAAATAAAGAATGAAGATGATTTTGAGATGGAATTGGGAGATACTGGGTTATTAATTGATGCAATGAGTATGCAGTATTTACAAGGCGCAAGCGTGGACTATAAAGAAGACCTTCAAGGTTCGCAGTTTGTTATTAGCAATCCAAATGCCCAATCAACTTGCGGATGTGGTTCCTCATTTTCTGTCTAAAGGAGAATAATTAAATGAAAAAAGCAATTAGATTTACAGCAACATGGTGTCAACCGTGTAAAATGTTAGCAAAAACGTTGGAATCTGTTACTACAGAAACTCCAATTGAAGTTGTTGATATTGATGAAAACTCAGCGTTGGCTGCAAAGTTTGGCATCAGAGGTGTACCAACACTTGTTATGGTAGAAGATGACGTTGAAACAAAACGTTTGGTTGGTATGAAATCATCAAAAGAATTAGAGGACTGGTTAAATGATTAAGAAAGCTAAATCCAATTTAATGGACGAACGTAACAGTTTTAAGCCATTTAATTACCCATGGGCTTATGAGGCCTGGTTAAAACACGAACAAATTCATTGGTTACACACAGAAGTGCCAATGCTTGAAGATGTAAAAGATTGGAAGAATCGTTTAACGGCAAGCGAGAAACAATTCTTGACCCATATCTTCCGTTTCTTCACACAAGGCGACATTGACGTAGCGGGTGGTTACGTCAATAACTATCTACCATATTTCAAGCAACCAGAAGTACGTATGATGTTGCTTGGCTTTGCCGCTAGAGAGGCATTACACATTGCTGCTTACTCACATCTAATTGAAACGCTTGGTCTACCTGATACAATGTACAATCAGTTCCTTGAGTATCAGGAAATGAAAGACAAACACGAATATGTGTTGGACATTTCTGACCAGAATACAACTAAACAGAATACTGCTAAACATATCGCTGTGTTCTCCGCATTTACTGAAGGTATGCAGTTGTTCTCATCATTCATTATGTTGTTGAACTTCCCACGTACAGGCACAATGAAGGGCATGGGTCAAATCGTTACTTGGTCTATCGTTGATGAAACGATGCACACCGAATCTATGATTAGATTATTCCGTACATACATTGAAGAAAACAAAGAAATCTGGAACGATGACCTGAAAGGTGAATTGTACACCATTGCTGAACGTATGGTTGAACTTGAAGACAAGTTTATTGACCTAGCATTTAAAATGGGTGAAATGAAAGACCTTACGTCAGAAGATGTTAAGAAGTATATTCGTTACATTGCTGACCGTAGATTGATTTCATTGGGTCTGAAAGGTATCTTTAAAGTTAAAAAGAATCCTTTACCTTGGGTTGAAGAAATGGTTAACTCACCAGTACATGGTAACTTCTTTGAAAACCGAGTAACTGATTATGCGAAAGGTGCATTGTCTGGTACTTGGGATGATGTTTGGCAAAAAGCAGCATAAATTTTAAACCGCCTTCGGGCGGTTTTCTTTTGGTGCATATATAGAACAGATGCTCAGGATGATGAGTAACCCAAAGAAGGATTAAAATGAAAAAGTTTCTATTATTGCTGCTGGCTTTGCCATTGCTAGCATTTGCACAAAAGACACCTAAAGGTGCAACGTATGATGCACAAATTTTACGTATTACTGACGGCGATACAGTTGTTATTGCTGCACCATTTCTACCAGCACCGTTGAAACCAGAACTTGCTATTCGTGTGTTTGGTGTAGATACACCAGAAAAAGGACACAGAGCACAATGTCCAAGTGAAGCACAACGTGGCGAAGCTGCATCAGCATTTACTAAAAATGCTATCGCACAGGCCGCTGCTGCAGGCGGCAAATTTCAAGTTACCATGTATGGTTGGGACAAATTCGGTGGTCGTGTACTTGGTGACATTCTAGTTAATGGCCAGAGTCTACGTGCTGCTCTAATCGCCAACGGCTTTGCTCGTGAATACTACGGCGAAGCAAAACAATCATGGTGTAACTGATGGTTACATTAAATCATAATTGCGGAGAATGTTCTTCTGAGTTTACTATAAAGTATGATGAAGAACTATGCGAAGATGCACCACACTATTGCCCATTTTGTGGTGAGTATCTTATAGACGAATTGGACATTGAGGACGATGAATCTTAATGACTTGGCTTTATAATGGACAAGTGATTGACCAACTACCAGATGATATAGTTGGGTTTGTGTATTTGATTACCAATAATGTTACAGGCAAAAAGTATGTTGGTAAAAAACTCGCAAAGTTTACAAAGACCAAAACCAAAACGGTTACACTTAAATCTGGTGAGAAGAAGAAAAAGAGAGTGAAGACCTATGAGGATTCCGATTGGAAAACCTACTGGTCTTCATCTGAACAATTAAAGAATGATGTGGCCTCTTTTGGTGAAGAATCATTCACAAGAGAGATTCTCCATTACTGTAACAGTAAAGGGGTTCTTAGTTATATGGAACTCAAAGAACAAATGATTAGGCAAGTGCTTGAGACTACCGATTATTACAACGGCATTGTGCAGGTAAAAATTCACAAGAGTCATGTGTTCGGCAAGATTTCATAATATAAAATAGACTGGCAATTCTAGTCTCCGTGTTGCATTGCAACATAAAACGAGCATATATATTAGTAGAAACACTAATACATGTTTCAAGGCGCTCAAAGAGGCCTCTAATTAACAATCGTCTAAGGAGATTACCATGTCTAAAATTACACCACTATTCTACGCTAACCTATTCGTTGACCAGGTTCAAGATGCCAAGAACAAATTTGTCGAAACCTTTATTTTGGATGACAAGGCTGCTGCACCAATCAAACAATTTGTTGAAGCACAACGCATCTACACTAAAGAATTAAATCGTTCAGCTACTGAAATGGCTGAATATGTTTCAACTTCTTCAAAAGCTACTTTCGAGAAAATGAAAAAGGTAGCCTAATATGAGGGTCATATTATCTTCATTATTAGAAGCCTTAGTGTTATATCGTAAAAAACCTAGTTGGTACTAATTTTCTAAAAGCATACATAATAGTATGCAGAAAAAGATTATTACTACTAGGTCTAGCAAATTTATTAAGTTTGCTACGTTAACTAAAATATGGCATCCGGTTGAGAGAAATGGGTGGTGGATTAAATTCTCCACCTATTTTGACACCAAAACAATCAACACCTATGTCCTGTTGATGTTCACCTCGGCCTCTACAGGCCAAACTATTATTAGATATTTTCCCAATGAAGTCTTAGCGGTAGAGTTTATAAATTACATCATAAACACCGATCCAACTGCCGATTTCTTCCAAGAAGAATTGCCTGAATAGTGCTTGACTATTTGACCTGACACCAGTATAATGAGTGTATGGTTATACAAGGCAGACCCTCCAAATCCCAACTCAAAGCGATAGAATATTTTGCCCAGAAATTATTTTCTAGGCAACTATGCCAGCACATCTTTATCCGCCTGTCATTTAAAAAGACCAATGAATATTGGGGACTGGCTATAGTTGACGATTACAATGCTAAAGGAATGCCTAGATACTTTACCGTTGAGATAAAACGTGATTTAAAAAAGAATGAAAAACTGATGGCTATTGCTCACGAATTGGTACATATTAAACAATATGCAACTGGTGAACTGAACGAAGAAATGACCATGTGGCAAGGGCAATCGGTAAATTCTGATTTAATACCTTACATTGAACAACCATGGGAAATTGAAGCTTATGATGTTGGTGATAGATTATATGAGGAATATGTAAATGGGAATGTTTGATTACTTTTACTACAAAGGCAATGAGTTATGAGTTTAGAATGGAAAGAAGAATTAGGTGGTGTTGGTGATGCTCAACATGTTTTGTTTGATAACGAAACTGGCAAAATCATCGGCCGAATTCAAAAAATGGGAACAGCATATTATGCTTTCTACAATTCAATGGTATTAGGCGAATATGTTTCAATAGATTTTGCTAAGAAAGCAATTGAAAATCCACAATTACCAATGCAAAAACAAGCTGAACAAGTTTTTAGGCTCTGATATGATTGAAATTACAAAACGTGAGGCGTTTGCTCGTGAGTTAAAACAGTTGATTAACAAATACTCATTAGAAAATATCTCTGACACACCAGATTTTATACTGGCTGAACATTTAATTCGGTCACTTGAGTTATTTCACCTCTCTACCAACGTGAGAAGAAATTGGTATTTTGATGACCGATGAAGAAGCCTTGAAATTTTACGAGGTGTTGGTTGAGGAATATGGTGATAGATTGCCCAATTTTGAACATTGCCCACGTGAGTTTGCCTATTATGTCATGCTTTATAAGTACTCCAGAGGGCTTGACAAACCATCCGACATGTGATAGGATGGACACATTCTTTATAATGGACACATATGAATATCAATTCGTTTTTGAACAGACTTGCCGAAGATGCAGGTCGCAACTATAAAATTGAACTACTGGAACTGAAGGCTGATGATGCCCTTCTAAAAGAGGTGATTCGTTTAGCTCTTGACCCGTTGACACAATTCTATCAACGTAAGATTCCTGCCTATACAACAGGCAAGGTCGGAATGAATCTACAACAAGGCTTGAACCGATTGTTCCCTCTTGCAAGCCGAATGGTCACAGGTAATGCAGCCATTGCCCACCTTACTGAAACCTTATCGTCACTATCTGCTGATGATGCAAAGGTTATTGAACGTATCATTGAAAAAGACCTACGATGTGGTGTCTCTACGTCAACAGCAAACAAGGTATGGCCTGATTTGGTCATGGATTATCCTTGTATGCTCTGTTCACAATACGAAGAAAAACTAATCAATAAAATCCAATTCCCTGCCTATGTGCAACTAAAAATGGACGGCATGCGCTTCAATGCTATCGTGCGTAATGGTGTTGTTGAATTCCGTTCACGCAATGGCAAAGAGATACAATTGCTTGGTAACTTAGAAGAAGAATTCATTTTGTTGGCACAAGGTGTTGACTGTGTATTTGACGGTGAATTGCTTGTGAAAGACAAAGGCATCATTCTTGACCGCCAAACTGGTAATGGTATTCTGAATAAGGCCAACAAAGGTACCATCAAAACTGACGAAGCACGAAAAGTCCATGCAACCGTTTGGGATGTAATTCCATATTCCGATTTTGTTAGTGGTGTGTGTAATGTACCCTATCAAACCAGATTTGAAACGATAAGCTCTTTCAATTTGCCTGAGAAAATACACCTTGTTGAAACGACTGAGGTTTACTCACTTGATGCTGCTCAAAAGATATTCGAAGAATACTTGAACGAAGGTCAAGAAGGTATTATCCTAAAATCACAAACAGGCATATGGGAGAACAAACGTGCAAAACACCAAATCAAATTCAAAGGCGAATTGGAGTGTGACCTCGAAATTATCGGAGTGGAAGAAGGCACTGGTAAATATGCTGGTAAACTCGGAGCTTTGGTTTGCGCTTCAAGACATGAAAACGGGCAGCGTGTGGCCGTCAGCGTTGGTTCTGGTTTTAATGATGCTCATAGAGATGAGTTTTGGAGTATTCGTGATAGTCTCATTGGTAAAATTGTGGCCGTAAAATACAATGCAAAAATCGTAAACAAACAAGGTGAAATATCTCTGTTCTTGCCTATCTTTATTGAGATGCGAGATGACAAAGGCGTAGCCGACTTAAATAAGGATATTAAATGAACGAAGATACACTAAACGCCTTGGTTGAGGACATAGATGCCAATATTGCTGCGGTGATGGCCAAACACCAACTTGGCCCACTATTGGTCGGCTCAGTAACACTTGCTAGACTAATGTTGTCAAATGATTACATGGGTTCTGGTGATGAATTTAGAAAACTGTTGATTGAAGCTGCTGACAAGAAACCACATAATCCTGAATTGGCGATACACTAATGTTTATATTTGATGTTGAAACGTTGGGTAAAGAATCCAACTCGGTGATGTTGTCAATGGCTGCAATTTATTTTGACCCCGAAACCAAACCATCATACGAGGACTTATATAACTCAGCGTTTTTCGTTAAGTTTGATGTTGAAGACCAAGTAAAGCGCCTAGACCGCAAGATTGGTAAAACTACCATGCAATGGTGGGCGAAGCAATGCGATATAGTGAAGGCCAAGTCCTTGAAACCAAATAAGGCGGCCGATGTTAAGTTTGAAGATGGTTATGAGGCCATGCGAACTTGGGCCGAATCAAAGAAAGATGACCAGTGCTACGTATGGGCACGTGGCAACCTTGACCAATTGGTACTTGATTCGTTTGAAGAACAATTAGAAATCAAACCAATCTGGCCATTCGGCCGATGGCGTGATGTAAGAACTGCCATAGATATACTATACAATGCAACCAATGGTTATTGTCCAGTAAACTACAAAGGGTTTAGTGCTGATGCGAAAGTGATTAAGCATAACCCTGTTGATGACTGTGCCTATGATGCAATGATGCTGATGTATGGTGCTGATCCTAAAGACCCTCCGTTCTAATAAGGAAATGATATGAGCCACGAAGAAGATAAATTTAAACATTCGAAACGTCTCCATGATGATGAGACAAAGGTTCAGAAACAAGTTAAGATAGCAAAGGCATATGGTGTGCCTGTAAAAGAACCGCATAAATTAGAAAAGAAACATGTTATGAACTGTGGTAATCCGAATTGTGTGATGTGTATGAATCCCCGCAAGGCATTCAAAGAACCAACCATCCAAGAGAAGCGATTCGACCAACCACGCATTAACGTACTAGACGAAGGCAATGATTAATGAGTTTTTTAGTCGCAAATTTACCACCAGTAAAATGCTTTGTTCGTAGAGAGTTTTTGTATGATTTTGAAAAAGGTCATGGACAACTGGAACCTTGTTGGTGGATATCGATAAAGTCTCAGCGTAGCCAAGCATTTAGAATCGAAGCATACTTGAATCAATATGGTGCATTGTATGATAAACTTCCACTTCATGCGTTTTGTTGGAAACCTATAGAAGGCACACCATACCCGCTAGATTTCTTGCAATTATGGAACAGCATGTCTTATGACATTACTGTAATTAAAAAGGCCATGATAGCCAATATGAGGTGTAAAATTAAGATGAAAGATGGCTCTTGGCTAGAAGGTGAATATCTTTTTACTGTTGATTCTTCTCATCCAGATTTTAATGTCCTTGATTGTGGCCATAGTGAGGACGTAGAAGACCACAAATCTTTTAACTTTATCAAATGCGACAATGGTCAATTTGCCGCACAACCAAATAATCGTGTTGTTATTTTCGAACCAGCATCTAACCCTAAAGAGATGAAGATACCTGATTTTAATGTTGCCACCACTAGATGGAACGTTGAAATGGATCCAAAG